GGTCCATAGCCTGTAGTTGCACGTCGCTTGCCTTCCCCCGGCGGGACCCTCGCCCGCGAGGCAGAGCATGTCGGTGGGGTCCGACACTGACCTCTGTCAAGGCGCCACGCCGCAACGACTCGTCCGGGTCCACGAGTCGGAAGGCCACCCCCTCGGGCCATCCGTAGGTGGCCTCCAGCTGCGCGAGCACCTTCTCGCTCACCTGCCCATGGGTCCGGTTGAGCAGCTTCTTGATGGTGGCGCTCGACGGGCCGCCGGCGTTCTGAACCTCTGCACGCGTCCTCCCCGGAATCGAGCGACGGTCGATGCCGTCGCACACGCCGACCGCCTCGAACAACTCTTCGGTCGGCTTCACGGGGTTCACGATGCTCGCACAGTAGCCGCAAACCCAACCCCGAGTTTGCAAATACGCGCCGTGTAAGACGTTCGAATAGCCGCCAACGGCGGACCCCGACACGCCGCGTGACCTGCGGCTTAGCCCCTCGTGGCCCTGTTTGCTTGCGTATTGGCGGCTCTTTGCGGCAGACTGCCGCCATGAGCAACCGCAACCCACGGGGTGGCAGTGTCACTCCCCCACTCGTCGGGATCGCCCACCTGCGCCGCGCTCTGGGCTACTCACTCGAGGACGTGTGCGACGGCATCCACGCCCTCGGTCACCGCCGACCGGAGCCGGGGACCATCTCCGGCATCGAGCTCGGCCACCGCCGGGCCAGCGACAACCTCATGGCCGCCCTCCTGGCGCTCTATGAGCTCGACCCGGACGCCTCGCTGCACGTCTACCCCCGACCGCGCCTGGTGCCGTCCCCGAATCGGGACGTGGCCTGATGGCCGCGCGCATCGCCTACTCGATCCCCGAGGCCGCCGAGGCCACCGGGGTCTCGGAGTCCTCTATCCGTCGGGCCATCGCCTCCGGCGACCTCATCGCCTCGTACCCCACGTCGAAGCCGGTCATCGCCTACGACGTGCTCGTGGCATGGATCGCCAACGCCCCCACGGAGCGTGCGTCATGACGCAGCCCGGCGGCTCCCTCGACGCCGAGTTCCTCGAACCGGCCTACGCCACCACGGCCTGCCCCGAGTGCGCTGTCGCGGTCCCCTTCGCCGACCTGGCCGCGCACCTGCTGGCCTCCCACGGGCTCGACGAAGCCCCCTGACCCCGGTCGGGGTGCCCCCGCCCCCGACACCCCGACCGGACCCCTTGGAACGCCAAGAGGACGCGGCCACCACCGCAAGCGATGCCGCGTCCTCCGACAGAAGGAGAGTACCGAATGTCCTCCACGATCCGGGCACTCAAGGCCCTCACCTGGCCGGAGCTGCTCGCTGTCGCCGTCGGCATCATCCTGGCGGGCTCCGCGTGGTCGCAGTCCGGCCCGCTCGTCGGCCTGGTCGCGTTCGGCTGCGTCGCCACGATGACGTGGCACCTGGCCGCCGCGCATGACCTCGACGCGCAGCGCCGCCGCCGTGCCGCCGTGTGGGCGCGCCGGGACCGTGACGCCGAGATGCGCGAGCAGCTGCGCGCCGGGCGGTGGTCGTAGTGGCGACCACCCTGTACCGGATGTTCGACGAGGGCGGCGCGCTGCTCTACGTCGGCATCACCAAGGACACGCGCAAGCGGTTCTCCCAGCACGCCGACAAGCACTGGTTCTCGCAGGTCGTCCGCGTCGAGGTGGAGACCTTCGACTCGCGTGGTGCGGCGGCGAGCGCAGAGCGGGCCGCCATCCGCGATGAGGCTCCGGTGTTCAACCGCGCGGGCCGTCCCACGGCGCCCCGCCGCATGCCCGGCGTCGTCGGCCGCAGTGGTGGCGCGAAGGACCTGATCAGTCTGCAGGACGCGGCGTCGATGCTCGGCGTGTCCACCAAGACACTGCGTCGCCGTGTCGCGGACGGCACGCTGGTCGCCTACCGCGTTGGGCCGAAGCTGCTGCGCGTCGACCGGTTCGAGGTCGAGTCGCGCTTCCCGCGGCAGATCCCGGCGGTGGTCCGATGAGCCTCGCCGCGGTCTACACCGCAGCCGCCCTCGTCGTCCGCGCCCTCGGCAACGCCGGCGTCTCCGCCGACGTCCGCATCGAGCTCGACGCCGACGGCATCAAGGTCTACCCGGCCCGCAACGCCACCACCGTCGCCTGGGCGATGGCCGTCAACGCCGTCGCCGAGGTCACCGGGGCGAACGGGTCGCACCTGTTCGTCACGGGGCGCATCGACGACGTGCCCGTCGCGGCATCCTGGTGGCCGGTCGCGGTGGTGGGGGCATGAGCAGCGACGTGGCGATCTACAACGCCTCCGTGCCTGACCGCATGACCTACGCGCAGGCGCTGTCCGGCTCCGGACTGCTGCCCGAGGCGTACCGCGGCAAGCCCGCCAACGTCCTCGTCGCGCTGGAATACGGTGCGGCGCTGGGCATCCCGCCGATGGTGTCGATCCAGCAGGTGCACATCGTGCAGGGCCGCCCCGTCGCGTCGGCGCAGCTCATCGGCGCGCTGGTCCGCAAGGCGGGGCATCGGCTGCGGGTCACGGGCGACGCGACGCAGGCCCGCTGCGAGATCACCCGCGCCGACGACCCGGACTTCACGTTCGTTGCGGAGTGGACCATCGAGCGGGCGCGGGACGCGAAGCTGACGGGCAAGGAGACGTGGCGGGCGTATCCGGCGAACATGCTGAAGGCCCGTGCGATCACGGAGTGCGCGCGGGATGCGTGCCCGGAGGCGCTGGCGGGGGTGGCGTACACCGCTGAGGAACTTGGGGATGACGCCGTCGTTGCCGAGGCGTACCCGACCACCGTTGAGGTGGTCCCACAGGCGGACGACGGGGCGGTACAGGAACCGGCTGAGGTATTCGGGGATGCGTCCCCGAACCCGGCTTCCGACCTGGGGCCCGCCGCCTCGTCGTCTGACATCACCGACGCCGAGGTGGTCGACGAGGACACCGGCGAGATCCTGCCCGACCCGCTGGCCTCGGCGGCATCACCCGCCGAGCGGGTCGCCGCTGGCCGGTCGCTGCACGAACCGTCGGCGGCACCGACCGACGCGGCGTTCCGCGCGTTGCAGGCGGGCCTGTCGGCCTACGCGAAGGCGCAGGGCATCGACCGGGCCGAGGTGCTGCGGCGTGTCTCGAACAGCGTCGACCGGGCGGTGGAGTCGACGAAGGACCTGACTGCCGCCGAGGTGTCGCTGCTGCTCAACCGACTGCCCCGGAAGGCGGCGGCATGACCGCCGTGCAGAACGACCTGGGACTGCGCCTCGCCGCCAGCCTCGCGGGCGTCGACCGCCGCGACGTGGACACCTGGGCCCGGATCATCGCCGGACGGCCCCTGCCCAACGGGCTGCTCGACCTCACCGACGACGAAGCCCGCCGCGTCTCCGAGCAGATCGCACGCGCCGCCGGCGTCCTCCCACCGCGCGGCACCGACCGGGCCACCGCGTTCCCGGACTACGGCTTCGCGCCGGACTACCGCATCGACCAAGGAGACGAGACATGACCCGCCCACCGCGGTACGCCGTGACCACCGCCGCCGTCGGCCTCGCCGTCGCCTGGTTCATCGTCGCCTACCCCGTCGTCGCCCTGGCGTTGCTGCTGTGGGGCATGGCCGTCGTCGGCTTCGTCGCCGTGGTCGGTGTCGCGGGGTGGCTGCTGTTGGCGGCTGGCGTGGACCGGGTGGAGCTGCCCGACGCCGAGGATGATGATGCGCTGCCGTATGGGGGTGGTTGGGGTGGCTGACATCGACCTGGACGCCATCGAGGCGTACTGCGCTGCGGCAACCGAAGGACCGTGGGAGTTGAGCGGCGAGTGGGCCGTGGACCCACAGGGCGACATCGCACGCCGCATGGATCGGATGGAGCGCGTCCCCATCGCCGAACGCTGTCCCGAAGGCGAGGGGCGCGCCATTCGCTGGGCGCTCGACCTTGCTGCCGCCCGCATCGCTGAGGCCACCCCGTGACCGCCGCGACGCCCGCGGCACCGTTCCCGTACTTTGGCGGCAAGCGTCGCGCCGCCAGCATCGTGTGGGACCGCCTCGGTGATCCGTCTGGCTACGTCGAGCCGTTCGCCGGGTCCGCAGCCGTCCTGCTCGCCCGACCAGCGTTCAAGGGTCGCCGCGTCGAGACGCTGAACGACGCCGACGGATGGCTCGTGAACGCCTGGCGCGCCATTCAGCTCAGCCCCGGCAGGGTCTCTGAGCACGCCTATGGACCCGTGACGGAGATCGACTACCACGCCCGGCTGGCGTGGCTGAACGAGCGCCGCAACGACGGGCTCGTGTCATGGCTTGAGGGCCACCCGGAGGCGCATGACGCGAAGGCCGCCGGGTGGTGGCTGTACGTCCTGGCGTGCGGCATCGGTGACCCATTCGGTTCGGGTCCGTGGCGTGTGCTTGACGACCGCCTGGTTGACACGAGGAAACTGCCCCACCTCGGCACCGCGGGACGAGGCGTGAACCGGAAACTGCCCCACCTCGGCACCGCGGGACGAGGCGTGAACCGGGAACTGCCCCACCTCGGCAACGCGGGACAAGGACTCGTCGACTACCTCAACCGCCTAGCCGACCGCCTCCGACGCGTCCGCATCACCTGCGGCGACTGGCGGCGCGTCTGCCAACCCTCAGTCACCCGCAGCGGCGCCGGTGGAGATGGTACGCGCGCACTGTTCCTCGACCCGCCCTACGCGACCAGTGGCGACCTGTACGCCCACGGCGACAGCACCGTCAGCGCCACCGTCCGCGAATGGTGCGCCACCGAATCCGACCCCGCCATGCGGATCATCCTCGCCGGGTACGACGCCGAACACGACGACCTCCTGGCGCTCGGCTGGACCGTCACCGCGGGCAAGGCCGGGAGTGGCGCCGGGTACTCAACCCGCGCCGACAACGGACGCCGCGAACGCCTCTGGCTCTCACCCTCCTGCCTCGGCGCACACGAGCAGGCCGACCTGTTCGGAGACGAGTCGTGACCGCCGACGCTGCCCACGTCGCGGCAGTGGCCGAGGCCCCCGCGTTCGAGGACGCCACACGGCAGGCCGTCGCTACGGCGATGGTGCAGGGCGGATTCGATGACTGGACCGAGTGCTGCGAGCACCGGGGAGACTTCTGCGACTGCCCCTACCCGTTCGAGTGGCACCGCTGCGGCGACTGCGACCACATGGAGCAGCCGTGCGCCTGCGCGGGCGTGCCGTGGATCAACGACGCGACGTGGCAGCGCATGCTCCCGTGGGTCACGTCCGCCCTCGCCACCGTCGCCGTCGAGACGTTGACGCCGCTGATCCGCGCACAGGTCGCAGCGGAGATCGAAGCCGCCGTCGACACGACACGCGCCACGTGGCCCCGACCCGGCAACAACGGCTACCGGAACGCCCACCTCGACGGACTCCGTGCCGCCGCCCGCATCGCGGGAGGAGAGTTGCTGTGAGCCTCATCGGATTCCGCGCACAAAACCACCCTCAGCAACTGGTGCGAGATGACGTAGACGACCGGCGGACACCGGTCGACCTCTTGGCCGAATGCGCCGCGCTCGCCGGGGTCGACGCGTTCGACCTTGACGTGGCGGCCAACGCCGAGAACACAAAGGCGCCCCGCTTCTTCGCGATCGACGACAACGGACTCGAACAGCCCTGGGATGCCGCCCGGGTGTGGTGTAACCCGCCTTACAGCAACATCCCGGCCTGGGTCGACAAGGCATGGGTTGAGTCGTGTCGCCGCGAGGTGGACGTGATCGCCATGCTCCTGCCCGCCAACCGCACCGAGCAGTCGTGGTGGCAGGACGAGATCGAACCGCACCGTGGTGGGCCGTTCCTCCGGGTGCACTTCCTGCGCGGGCGCCGCCGCTTCGACCGCCCCGGCTGGACCAAGCCAGTCAAGGGCGACCGGCCACCGTTCGGCCTCTGCCTGCTCGTATGGCGGACCCCGAACCCACACGTTCCGACCCCGCCGCTCACCGTTGCCGAGGTGGCCGCGGGTCACTTCGGCACCAGTCCAGCGGGGCCACGGCTGACGGTGTGGAACGACCCGAGCGAGTCGTCGTGGTGACCGCCGCGACGCTGCCCCGACTCGCCGGCCAAGCCTTCGCCGCCGACATCGCCGCGGGGCTGCTGCTGGCCGCGGGGTTCGTCGCAGGACTGGCCGCCGCCGAGAGGTGGACACGGTGAGCGCCTTCGACCGCCTCCTCGGCTACGCAAGCCCACGCGCCACCGCTGCCGTCCTCGGCCGCGAACTGGCACCCACCCCCCACGACCTCGCCCAGACCATCGCCGCACTCCGCGCCGAGAACCGGTCGCTGCGCACGCAACTGCACCGCCAGGAAGACCGGTTGGCGATGTACCGGCACCTCGACGAAGCCCTCGACGGCGAGCGGCTGCTCGCCCCCCTCGACCCCCAGGAGACGACGGCATGACCACGCAGCTCGACCTCCTCGCCATAGCGGAGAACCCGCACCCGATCGCCGACCGCGACCGGCGTGCGATCACCGCCGCGATCCTCACCGACGCCCAGGCCCACGACGGCGTCGTGGACCCCAACCGGGTCCGCGACGCGCTGTCCAACGACCACGGGCTCACCGTCCACCCGCAGGCCCTCTCCGCGACGTACAGCGCCCTCGCGCGCCGCGGTGTCCTGCGCTCGCTCGGCTGGATCGGCACCAACGACGACAGGGCCAGCGGCAACGCCGGACGGCCCGCGAGGCACTGGCAGTGGGTGGGACCGCGATGACCCTCGCCGAGATCCCACCAGCCTGGGTCGCCGGCGCCCTGTGCGCCCAGACCGATCCGGAGCTGTTCTTCCCGGAGAAGGGTCACCCGGCCCGCATCGCCAAGGCCATCTGCGCCAAGTGCGACGTGATCGACGACTGCCGGGCCTACGCGCTCGAGCAGGACGTCGCCGCGCTGCAAGGCGTATGGGGCGGCCTCACGCAGGGCGAGCGGCGCAAGATCCGCGCCGACCTGGGCCTCAACGTCGCGCTGCAGCCCTGCGGCACTCGCGCCGCGTATATCCGCCACCGCGCCAACGACGAGCACCCGTGCGACGACTGCCAGCGTGCCAACGTCGACTACCACGCGGCGCGCGCCGGACGCGCACCCCAGCCCGGGCGCACCGGACGCACCGCACTGCCCGAGGAGCACGGCACCGCCCGCGGCTACCGCCAGCACCGCCGCACCGGCACCGCGACGTGCGCCGCGTGCCGGGCCGCCTGGACGGCGTACTGCGCCGGCGAACGGGAGGCATCGTGACCGACTGGCAGAACGCCGCCGCCTGCCGCAACCACGACCCGTACTGGTGGTTCCCCGAGGGATTCCACAAGGAGGGCGCCTACCGCATCGCCCGCGCCGTCTGCGTCCGCTGCCCCGTCATCGCCGACTGCCTGCGTCACGTCCTCACCACCCCGGAGACCGACGGCATGTGGGCCGCGCTCACCCCCGCCGAGCGCGACACCCTGCGCCGGCCCCGACCACTCGAGCAGGCGTCGTGAACATCAGCGAGGCGGCGGCCACGATGCGCGTCCTCGACTTCCTCGCAGGCGACATCGACCACTGCGACGCCACCACCCGGGCAGCCCTCGCCGCCGACCTCGTCATCCTCGAAGGCCGCGCCCGCAAGGCCCTCATGGTCGGCACGGCGCGACCCGCCGAGGAATGGGACGCCGACCTCTGTCTGGTCACGTTCGAGGCGCCATGACCCACGACGGCGACCTGCGGATGGTCTACGACCAGCACGGCTACACCTGCGGCTACGTCGTCGAGTGCACGTGCGGCTTCATCGGCGACCTTCGCGAACGCCACGGTCAAGCCCTCTGCGAGCTGCAGGACCACCTCAACGCCGCCGGCGTTCGACCACGACCGAAGGAGAGCACGGCGTGAGCCTGCCCTGGGTCCGACTGGACTCCAACATCGCCACCCATGACAAGGTGCTCGACCTCCTGTCACGACCCAACGGGCACAAGGCGTTCACGCTCTACATCTGCGCGCTCGGCTACTCCGGAGCCCACGGCACCGACGGCAGGATCAAGCGTCTCGCCCTGCCCATGTGCCACGGAACCAGCAAGCTCGCGGACCTCCTGGTCGACGTCGGCCTGTTCCGCCACCTCGAAGCCGGCGACTACGAGATCCACAACTGGGAGCTCCGACAGGAGGGCGAGATCGTCCGCGAGATGAAGGCCGAGGGCATCCGCCTGGCCTCCCAGAAGGCCAACTGCGTCCGCTGGCACGGCAAGGCATGCGGATGCTGGAACCGGAAGGACAACGGAGCATGAAGCGCACTCCGACCGGAGTCCGACCGGACGTCCGATCCGGATCCGATCGTGATCCTACGAACGAACGGACGAACGGACTAACGAAGAATCCCCACTCAACCCCCAGCGAGACGTGGCACTTGAGTGACGCGCGCGCGCTCAGGCGCGACGAGACGGCTAAGCGGCTGGCGGGGGCGGGCGCATGACCGACCGCTACTGCACGGCGGACTGCTGCAAGACCCCCGACGTGCCCATGCGCGCCGACGACCACTCCCGCGCCGAGATCGGAGCATGAGCGTTGAGTATCAGCCCCTGCGTGTACCCCGGATGCTGCGACAGCGACGGCAACCCCCGGCTCACCGGCGATACCATCTGCCGGCCCTGCCGACGCCGCTACCGCCGCACCATCGACGGCCTGGTCCTCAACTACGTCACCCTCCGCGCCACCATGCCCAAGGCCCCCATCCGCGGCGAACGCGACACCCAGACCAGCCGCACCGCCCGCGAACCCGGACACCCCGCACAGTGGGCATCCGACACCTGCCGTGCCATCGCAGACGCCCTCGACGAAGCCAGCGACAGCCTCCGCGACCACCTCGGCCACCTGCCACCACCGCCCCGCACCAACGCCGAAGGCCGCCGCGTCGACCACGCCCACGCCACCCTCGTCAGCCGCTTCGACAACCTCTGCGCCTACCCCGGCGCCGACGCCACCGCCCACGAGCTCCACGACCTCAGCAGCAAAGTCGCGTGGGGGCTCGGTCACGGCAACGCCCGCCAGGCGCTGCCCACGCCCTGCCCCGACTGCGGCATCGTCCCCGTGTTCCGCACCATCCGCGTCAACCGCACCGACTCCATCGAATGCGACGCCTGCGGGCGCACCATCAGCGAAGAGCACTACGGGCTCTACACGCGGATCATCGTCGGCGAGCTCATCGCCGCCGTAGACACCGACAACGCCACCGGCGCGGCGAGTTGACCAACCAGCCCGTTGCGTGCAACGCTAACAACAGCGCCACAGGTGCGCCCAAACCCACCGAACCCCCCGACAGCCCCTCGGCTGCACGGGGGGTTTCGTCGTGTCTGAGGGGATCGCATGGCAGTGATGGCACCCGAAGGTCTAAACACCCTCGTCAGCACCAACGATGCCGCGGCCGTCGCCGGAGTCAGTGTCGAGACGATCCGCTCATGGCGTCACCGGGAGCTGCTCAAGCCCTCCGGCCTCGACGACAAGGGCCGCCCCCTGTACCGGCTCATCGACGTAGCCAAGGCCGAGCGCGCCACCCGTGAGCGCGCCCGGAGGCACCGGTGAGCATCCAGGACGCCCGCGACGTAGCCAAGACGCTCGGGCGCAACGGATGGACCATCGAGACCAGCACCGACAAGCACGGGCGGCCGCACTGGATCGCCACCCACGACGACGCTCCGACCCCCGTCACCTGGGGGCCGAACGTCAACAAGCGGGCCATCGTCCGCAAGGCCGGCGACCTCATCGGCGACGTGGTCCTCGCCCGCCGCAACATGGGCGTCAACAAGGCCAAGCAGGCCGACAAGCAGTTGCGCGAGGACGCCGAACGCGCGCGCTTCGCCCAACGCCGAGCCGTCACCACCCGACGCGACCCCATCGCCGAACGTCAGCAGCAAGGGCCGCTCGACCTCGACACACGCCACGTCGCAGCCGTGCGAGCCATCGGCTACACCATCGAGCCCCACGCCTTGCAGCGCATCCGGGAACGCGACGTAGACCCCGGCAACCTCTGCCGCTGTCTCGCCCGACCCGAGACCAAGCGCGTCCTGAGCAACGGCCACGTCCTGTACGCCACGCCGACGTGCAAGGTCTACGTCGACCCCGACGCCAAGCGCATCCTCACCGTCGTCTGACCAGGTGGCATGACCCGCGCGCTGCGTCCCTGCACCGTCGTCGGATGTCCCGAGCTCAGCCGTGGCGGACCGTGCGCCGCGCACCGGGCCGAGCGTGAGGCCGCCCGCCCGAGCCGTCAGGCTCGCGGCTATGGCGCAGCGCACGACCGCGAGCGTCGACGCTGGGCACCTCGCGTCGCCCGGGGCGAGGTCGACTGCGCCCGCTGCGATGAGCGCATCCAACCGGGACAGCCGTGGGCGCTCGACCACACCGACGACCGCGCCGGATACCTCGGCCCGAGCCACCGACGCTGCAACAGCGTCGCCGCCGGCCGCGCGTCATGGCCGCAGCGGGACTGACAGGGGTGGGGGTGACCCCCCATCGGCGCCCCGACCGTACCTCGCTGCTAGGTCCGCGCGAGGTCCGTCAGGTTCAAACCTCGCCGACACGCGATGTGCCGGCCCCGCTCGACCCCGCGCGATGCGGATTCAGGAGTGCCCCGATGGCCAGTGGTGGAGCCCGAAACAGGTCCGGTCCGGCCCCAGATCCGGCCGCTCTGAGGCGTGATCGGAAGTCCGACGGCGAGTGGCTGCTCCTGCCGGCGCGCGGTCGCACGGAGAAGGCCCCTGACTGGCCGTTCATCGAGCAGTCCGAGCGCGAGACGGCGGTGTGGGCGAGCTTGTGGTCGAAGCCGCAGGCCGTCGCATGGTCGCGATTCCAACTCGAGGACCAGGTGGCGCTCTACGTGCGTCGCTGGTGTGAAGCGGAGGAGCCGGGCTCACCGACGGCGCTCTCGACGCTCGTTCGGCAGCTGGCGGACTCTCTCGGGCTGACGGTGCCGGGCATGCATTCGCTGCGGTGGAAGATCGCGGCGGACGAGACCGCGGAGAAGCGCGCGGAGAAGCGTGCGCCGAGGTCGAGCTCGCGCGATCGCCTCAAGGTCGTCCCGCGCGATGGAGCCTGACGAGTTCGTCGTCGACTTCCCGACACTGGGCTTCCTGGTCGCGGACTGGAAGGAAGCGCACTGCACGATCCCGGACGGCTTCCGCAAGGGTGAGCCGTTCGTCGAGACCGAGTGGCAGCTGCGTGCGACGGTCAAGCACTACCAGGTGCGGCCGACCGCGACGCTCGGGCAGCTCGCGCCGGCGTTCGCGCACCGCCGTTCGCAGATCATCCTGCCGCAGAAGGCCGGCAAGGGACCCTGGTCGGCGTCGGACTGCTGCGTGCAGGCCGTCGGGCCGGCGGTCTTCGCCGGGTGGGCCGCTGGTGGAGAGTTCTACGACTGCCGGGAGCACCGCTGCGCCTGCGGGTTTTTCTACGACTACGAGCCCGGCGAGCCGATGGGCATGCCGTGGCCGACGCCGCTGATCCAGGTCACGGCGTTCTCCGAGGACCAGGCCGACAACATCTGGCGGCCGCTGCAGGCCATGGCGCGGACGGGGCCTCTCGAGGACCTGCTGCGCGTCGGCGAGGAGTTCATCCGCGTCGGCGAGGACGGCCGCATCGACAAGGTCACCTCGAGCGCCCGGTCGCGGCTGGGGCAGCCGATCACTGCGGCGTACCAGGACGAGACCGGGCTGTGGACGAAGCAGTCCGGCATGGTTGCGGTCGCCGAGACGCAGCGCCGCGGCCTGGCGGGCATGGGCGGCCGAGCGATCGAGACCACGAACGCGTTCGACCCCGCTGAGGACTCCGTCGCGCAGCGCACGCAAGAGTCGAAGGCGACCGACGTCTTCCGGATGTTCCCGCAGGCGCCCGCCAAGCTGTCGTTCGGCGACAAGAGGGAGCGACGCCGGATCCTGCGCCACGTGTACGCCGGCGTTCCCTGGGTCGATCTCGACGCGATCGAGGCTGAGGCGGTCGAGATCATGGAGCGCGACGCCGCCCAGGCTGAGCGGTTCTTCGGCAACCGGCTCGTCGCGACCGCGGATGCGTGGATGAGCCGAGACCAGGTCGCGACGTGGGAGTCCCTCGCCGAGCCACGCGAGGTACCCCGCGGTGCGCACGTCGTGCTCGGATTCGACGGGTCGCAGTACGACGACTGGACCGCACTGAGGGCTCGCGCGCTGCTCGACGGGACCTGGTACGGCTTCACGCCCCGCTTCGCCGACGGCCGACCCGCCAGGTGGAACCCGGCGGAGTACGGCGGCGAGGTCCCGCGCGGCGAGGTGCAGGCCGCGGTCGAGGAGTGCTTCGACAGGTACCGGGTCGCGCTGATGTACGCCGACCCGTTCCTGTGGCAGTCCGAGATCGACGAGTGGTCCGACCGCTTCGGTGAGAAGCGGGTCATCTCGTGGGCGACGAACCGGTTCAAGCAGATGGCCGCGGCGCTCGAGCGGCTGCAGACGGACACGTCGCAGAAGTCGTACAGCCACGACGGCGACCCGGACCTGCTCGTGCACCTGCGCAACGCGCGCAAGGTCCGTCGCCCCGGCGGCATCGTGATCGGCAAGCCAGCCGACCACCAGAAGATCGACATGGTGATGGCCGACGCTCTCGCGCACGAGGCGTCGTTCATCGCCCCCGCTCCGCGACGCGGCCGCGTCGCCGGCTTCTGAGGAGGGCACGTGGCGCGACTGCAGCGCAGCCAGGTCCTCGCCGAGGCGACGCGGCTGGCGAAGGCGCACGACGTCGATCTCACCGACCGGGTCGACAGCGACACCAACGAGATCATCCCCGGGCTCCGTCGCCTCGACCGGTACCACCGGGGCCGGTTCGACCTGCCGTGGATGCCGCGTCAGGTCGCCAACGAGTACCTGGCCCTCATCCGCCGCGCCCGCGCGAACTGGCTCAAGCTCGTCGTGCAGGTGCAGGCCCAGCGACTCAAGGTCGACGGGTTCCGGTCCAGCGTCGACGAGGCTGCCGACTCGGCGGCGTGGGCGCGCTGGCAGGCCAACGGCATGGACGCCCACCAGAACCGGGTGCACCGCGGCGCCCTCGCGCTGTCCCGGGCCTACGTGACCGTCTGGGCGACCGACGACGTGCCGAAGATCGCCGCTGACTCCGCGCTGATCATGTACGGCGACCAGGACGCCTCCGACCCGGCGCGGCTGCAGCTGGCGCTCAAGCGCTGGCGGACGCCATCTGGTACTCGAGCGGCGCTCTACGACGACGCCGCCGCGTGGATGCTGCGTCGGGACCGCACGAACGGATGGGCGATCGAGGGCGTCATGCCCCACGACTTCGGGCGCGTCCCGGTCGTGCCGTTCCTCAACGACGCCGACCTCGAGGGCTACTGCACGTCGGAGATCGCGCCGCTCCTGCCGATCCAGGACCGCATCAACGAGACCCTCCTCGACAGGCTCATGGCGCAGAAGTTCTCCGCGTTCCGGCAGCGGTGGGCGACCGGAATGGTCATCCCGGAGGACGACGACGGAAACCCCGTGGAGCCATTCAAGGCCATGGTCGACCGGCTCTGGATCTCCGAGGACAAGGAGACGACCTTCGGGGAGTTCTCCGCCACCGACCTCAAGCCCTACATCGACGCCGTCGTCGATGACGTGCGACAGATGGCGGCGCTCGCGCAGGTCCCGCCCCAGTCCTTGCTCGGCGACATCGCCAACCTCTCCGCCGACGCGCTCGTCGCCGCGGAGTCGGGGCTCAAGTTCCGAGTCGAGGACAAGCAGGCCGACTTCGGTGAGGCGTGGGAGGACGTGATGCGCCTCGCCGCAGCTGCCGCCGGCGACGACACGGGCGCGACAGACCTCGCCTCCCAGGTCATCTGGCGCGACACCGAGGCCCGGTCCCGGGCGCAGCTCGCCGACCAGATGACGAAGCTGGCTGCCATCGGGATCCCGCTGCCCTTCCTGCTCGAGGAGTACGGGCTGACCCCGCAGACGATCACACGGGTGATGGCCATGGCGGAGCAGCAGCCACCCGCGGCGTCCGAGACACCGCCGGTCGTCCCGGCCTGAACGACCCCATGACTCACCGGCCGTCGCGGCCGGTGCGCGAGCGTGCGCGACGCACGCCCGACCGACCCTCGCACCAGGAGTCCGAGATGGACCTGCACCGCCGCACGCACTGGTTCGACCTCGCCCGTCACGAGGACCCTCCTGCTCCGGTGACGCCCCCGGCTCCCACGCCGCCGGCCGCCGCCCCTGCTGTCCCCACACCCCCGCCGACGCCTCCGGCACCGCCCGCCGACGACGAGACGTCGCTGCCGGACAAGGTCAAGGAGGTCCTGCGCAAGGAGCGCGAGGCCCGCAAGGAAGCCGAGGCGAAGGCCAAGGCCGGCGAGGTGGCGACCAAGCGCCTCGCCGAGATCGAGGAAGAGCAGAAGACCGAGCAGCAGAAGCTCGAGGACCGTGCCGCCGCCGCCGAGAAGGCAGCCGCGGACGCCAACGAGAAGCTCCTGCGCGCCGAGGTGGCCATCGCCAAGGGCCTGCCGCCGGCGCTCGCAGCTCGACTCGTCGGCGCTGACCGCGCCGCGATGGAGGCGGACGCCGACGCGCTGTTGGCGCTCCTGCCTGGCAAGCCCGCCACCCCGCCTCCGGCAGCCGCCGGTGTCGGGGTCCAGGGCTCCCCGCCCGCCCCGGTCGACCTGCGCACGGCTCCCAAGGCCGAGGTCGACGCCGAGCTCCGCAAGCTCGGCGTTCGCCGCTTCTCGTGATCCACGTCCGCGCTCATCTCTCCGAGGGGCTGACGCGCATCGAGGTCGAGGGGCATGAGGGGCACGTCGAAGACGGTCGCGTCTGCGCGGCCGTGTCGGCGATCACTCAGACAGCACTGCTCGGCCTCGAGCAGATCGCTGCCGCACACCCCGGCCTGGTCCAGGTCGAGATCACCACAACCCCCGAGGAGACAACCTCATGAAGAAGACCCTCGTGCGGTCCTGGTTCGACCTGGGCCGCCACGACATCCGCACGCAGCTGCCCGCGGCTGTGCGCGCGATCATGCAGAACGGCCTCATCGAGCGTGCGTTCCAGGACGCCCTCGTGCCGCAGTTCCTCTACCCGCAGGTCGGCGACCTGCAGCCCGTGCCGGGCAGCGTCGGCGACACGATCACCAAGACCCGCACGGGTCTGATCACGCCGTCGACGACCGCGCTCGGCGGCAACGCCGACCCGTCCGCCTCGACGTACTCGGTCGAGCAGTACAGCCTGGTCCTGGACCAGTACGCGCAGTCGATCGACACCAACATGCTGCAGTCGGCTGCTGCGGCGGCGAGCAAGTACCTCCAGGACGTGCGCACGCTCGCGATCGCGGCCGGGCAGTCGCTCAACCGCGTCGCTCGCAACCGCATCTACGCGGCCTACGGCGGCGGCACCACGTTCGTCCCGACGGGTGGTGGCTCGTCCACCACCCTCGTCGTCGACGACGCCAACGGCTTCGACAAGGTCCTGGTCAACGGTGTCCCGACCGCAGTCTCGGCAGGCAACCCGCTGAGCATCACGATCAACGGCGTCGCCAACACCGTCGTCGGCTGCAACCTCGCGACCAACACCCTCACCCTCGGCACCGCGGTCGCGACGACCACGGGCTGGGTCGTGGTGGCGTCGACGTCGTCGTACTTCGTCCGGGCCGGCGCCCGCACGTCGCAGTACACGCTCACCGGCGCGGACGTGGCGACGATGTCGCTGTTCCGCTCCGCGGTGGCGCGCCTGCGGCAGATGGGCGTCCCCACCATCGACGGCTACTACGTCGCGCACATCGACGCCATCACCGAGGGCCAGCTCTTCGGCGACACCGACTTCAAGCAGGCGCTCCAGGGTCGGGTCGACAGCCCGATCTTTGAGAACCTGTCCATCGGTCGGTTCGGCGGCATCGACTGGGTCCGCAACGTCGAGGCACCCTCCCAGACGAAGACCCTCGGCGCGGGCTCGTTGCAGGTGCGCCGCCCGGTCGTGCTCGGCGCCGGCTCGCTGATCAACGGCCCGATGGAGGGCTTCGGCAGCCTTCTCGGCGAGACCGGGTTCGACTCGAGTTCGGCGAACGGCGCGGCGCCGGCGATCGAGATGGTCGAGGCTGGTGACTCCGGTCTGGAGATCGCGCTGATCACGCGCTCGCCGCAGGACCGCCTCCAGCAGGTCGTGTCCTCGACCTACTCGTGGGTCGGCGACTTCTGCGTCCCGTCCGACGGCATCACGTCGTTCAGCGCTGACACGGCGCTGTTCAAGCGCGGTGTCGTCGTCGAGCACATCGGCTCCTGAGCCACCTGTCGGCGGCGGACCGGGCTTCACCGCCTGGTCCGTCGCCGACACCCCTCGAACCCTCTGCGCAAGGAGCCACTGTCATGTCGTACCGCGCCACAGCGCCCTTCCCCGCGGGCATCCGCGGCACCACCCTCCACTTCGAGGAGGGCCAGGTCCTCGACGACTCCCTCGGTGTCGAGCTCGAGTCGATCGGGCTGCCCGTCGAGCCGATCGACGACAATGCCCCCGGCGACGTCGAGACGGCCGTCGAGCGCACCAGCGGCCCCGTGAAGAAGGCGCCGGCCAAGAAGGCCGCCGCGAAGCCGACGGCCTGAGGCTGACTCGTGACCGACTACCCCGGTGCGATCCCGACGTTCGCCACGCTGACGCCTGGCCCGTCGGGGACGCTGATGAGCGAGCCGGGGAAGTCGGGCACGGACGTCGTGGCGAAGATCCACGACGAGCTGCGCGCTGCGCTGCTGGCGCTGGGCGTCAACCCGCAGGGCGGTGCCGCTGACCTGGCGGCCCGCCTGGCGGCGCTGGACTCCACCGTCGGCGGCAAGGAGTCGGCGGGTGCTGCCACCTCGGCGGTGTCGGCTCACGTCGGCGCTGCGGACCCGCACGGTGACCGGGCCTACGCGCTCGCGCAGGCCGCCGCGGCGCAGGCGGCATCGCAGCCGCTCGACTCCGACCTGACGGCCATCGCTGCCCTGTCGACGACGTCGTTCGGTCGTGGCCTGCTCGCCCTGGCGGATGCTGCGGCGGGTCGCACTGCGCTGGGCCTGGGGTCGGCGGCGACGACGGCCGCGACCGCCTACGACGCGGCGGGCGCTGCGGCTTCCGCGCAGGCTGCGTCGCAGCCGGTGGACTCGGACCTGACTGCGATCGCGGCCCTGACGACCACGTCCTACGGTCGGGCGCTGCTCACCCTCGCGGACGCGGCGGCGTTGACTGCGCTGGGGAACACGGTCACCTCGTCGCTGAAGGGCCTGGCCCCGGCGTCGGGTGGTGGCACGGCCAACTTCCTGCGCGCCGACGGCACGTGGGCCGCCCCTGCTGGCGGGTCGTCCGGCTACGACACGGTCAAGGACGAGGGGTCGTCGCTGACGCAGCGGGCGACGGTGGACTTCCTCGGCCCCGGTGTGGCCGCGGTCGACAACTCCGGCGGCTCGAAGACTGACGTCTCGGTGATGGGCTTCTGGGACCAGCCTGCCGCGACGAACCACGTCGTGTTCCCGGCGCACATCTACTCGATGTCGACGGACTACGGCACCCAGAACGAGTGCCGCGCGGGCCGCTTGTGGCTCAAGGCAGGGACGGTGTTCAAGGGCATCTCGATGCGCGCACGGTCGGCGGGGTCGGGCTGTACGTTCCGAGCCGCGGTCTACACCGACAGTGGTGGCGGAGCACCGTCGGCGCTGGTCTCGGGCACCGAGGTTTCGCACTCGATCGCCGGTACCGGCATCGTGACGGACCTGTTCGCCTCGACGTGGACGGTGCCCAGTGACGGCTTCTACTGGATCGCCGCGGCGCTCGACGGGTCGGGGTCGGCCCCTGCGCTGCACTCGTGGCTCCTTGCACCACCCGTCGGGACCGCCACAGCGCAAACCTTCCCCGTCCGCAACGGCACGGCCTACACGGACCTGTCCTACTCCGGTGGCGGCGCGCTGAACAGTTCGTTCTCAGGTGCCGCGGCGAGCACGAACGCGCCGCTGATGCCGATGGCTCTCCTGGTGAGGAACTGACCATGCGCATCAGTGAGACACTGGCCGCCGGCACCCTGGTCGAGTACGTCGACGAGCAGGGCCACCACTACCTCGACGGCAGCACCTGGCGCGTCGAGGCGCTCACCGCCGACGAGGCCGCGTGGCTCGCCGCTGAGCAGTACGCCGCAGCGAACCCGCCGCCGTCCTCGGCCGACGTCCTCGACCAGATCATCATGGCGGTGCTGTCATGACCCTCACCGAACGCGTCGCCCAACTCGCCGCCACCGGTGCCCTCACCGACGCGCAGCAGGCACGCGCCGTCGCCCTCGGCCTGCTCCCGCCCACCGCCGCGACGCAGACCGCACGCGCCACCGCGACGAACCGCGACGCACTCCTCGCCAAGGTCGGCCCCGCGCTCACCACGAACGCCGCCTACCTCGCGCTGGCGTCACCGACCACCGCGCAGAACACCGCGCAGATCAAGGCACTGACGCGCGAGGTGTCCGCGCTCGCGCGCCTCGTCGCCGCGCAGCTCGACTCGACCACTGGGACGTAGCCGTGCCGACCGCGCTGGTCTGGGACAACGCGCAACGGTGGGACGGCCCCCAGACCTGGGACGGCTGGCTCGACGGTGGCGGCCCGCCGCCCGCCGACACCACGCCGGGGCGCATGACGACGATCCGCTTCGGCACCGGCGCAGTCGGCGCCGCCAGTGGCAGTGCCGCGACGGCGACCGCGACCGGGTCCATCACCACGAGCACGGCGAGCGGCGGAAGTGCCGTGGGAGGGATGAGCTGATGAGCCTGTACGACCTCGGCGACGTCGCCAAGCTGCAGCTCAGCACCTTCGACTCCGCGGACGCGCCCGCGGACGCGACCGACGTGTCCCTGGCCATCACCAAGCCCGACGGCACGGTCACGACCGTGGCCCTCGCCGGGCTGACGCACACGCCGAGCAGCGGCATCTACGGCTACTCGCTCCCGCTGACGATGATCGGTCCGCACGTCCCGATCACCTGGGCTGCGACCGGCGCGAACCAGGCCGCCGACATCCGCCGCCTCGACGTCTACGGCGCCACGATCTGCGACCCGTCCGAACTGCGCGCGCGCTACGCCGACGTCGCCTCCACCGCCACTTACCCCGACTCGCGGGTCCGCGAGGCGCTCCGCGGCGCCGTCGAGCAGTGGAACACCCTCGCCGGAGTCTCCATGGCCCCGTTCGCTCGCCGCATCACCCGTCTCGGGAATGGTCGACCGGTGATGGCGCTCCCGAACGCACGGATCCGGTCGGTGGTCAGCCTCAAGATCGACGGCATCACCGTCGCCCCCAGCCAGTACTACGTCGACCCCACGACCAGCCAGCTCACCCTCACCTCCGGGTCGTTCACCGTGGGCAAGCAGGTCGTCGTCCACTACACCCACGGCCTCGACTCGCCGCCGCGCGCCGTCGTCGACGCGGTGATGCAGCGCGCGATCGAGCTACTCATCCCGCCGCAGTCCGGGCTGGGCCGGATGACGTCGGTCGCCAACGACCTCGGCTACTCCCGGCTCTCGCTCGCCGGCCGCGACGGATCCACCGGCGTCCCCGACTTCGACGCCACCGCCGCGCTGTTCGGTGTGAAGCGTGGCAAGCGCGTCGGATCCACCATCACCAGCCCCTACGGGTTCGCCTGATGGCCGGTTCCGCCGTCCCTGCCGCGATGGCCGCTCTGGCGGCCGCCTGGGGCCAGCAACTGGGCACCACGGTCCCCGTCGGCACCCCGGCGGCGCTGGGCGACTCCGCACGCTACGTCTCCGGTCAAGTCACCGACTGGGACCAGGCCTGGGGCGTCACCCCGCACGCCGACGCCGGGCTCGACGGCGGCCGCGACGAGCGCTTCACCCTCACCTGCCGGATCTACCGGCGGCGCCTGGGCGGCGACGTGGTCACGCTCATGGCCGACATCGCCACCGACCGGCTCGCGCTCGAGGCCGCGGTGCGCGCCGACTGGACGCTCGGCGGTGCCCTGTCCGACTCAGGCATGGCGCAGATCGTCGCCATGGAGCAGGCCGAGTCCCTCGCCGACGACCGCACTCGTGAGCTCGGGCTGACCGTCTCGGTCGCCTGCACCGCCTGGATCACCTGACCCACCACCCACCCGACCCGACGCCACCGGCGCTCGGGCGCTTCGCGCTGCCCAGGGAGTCCCCCATGTTCCACGTCGAGGCCGACTACACGGTCACGGTCCCCGGCCCCGACGGGACAGCCGTCGACGTGCCGATCCCGGCCGGTGACCACGAGCCGACCGACCCCCTGGAGGTCGCCGCGCTCGAGCAGCTGCTCGCCGCCGGTCTCGCCACCACGAACCCCCCGCCCCGCGGCAAGCGCGGCCGGGCCACCACCGACGCCCAGGAGGGCTAGATCATGGCTGTACAGAAGGGCCTCGGTGCCGTCGGAGTCGCCCTGCAGGCGGCGAAGGGCACGGCAGCAGGCAACCCCACGTTCATGCACGGCGTGCTCGGCGGGTCGGGCTTCGACCTCGACGTGACGCAGGACCTCGCGCCGATCGTCACCGCGACGCGGACCAGCCCCGGCGTGGACCGCACCGGCGTGCGCGGCAAGTTCGACGTGCAGTTCCGCTGCCACCCGCGCAGCCTCGGCCTGTGGCTCTACGCCGCGCTCGGCTCGAAGGCCGTCACCGGCGCCGGGCCGTACACGCACACGATCACCCCGGGTGCGACCGGGCCGCTGCTCACGACGTTCGCCAACATCGCCGGGATCTACCGGGCGCTGCAGGACTGCGTCGTGACCTCGCTCGAGATCGCCTGGGACGAGACCGGCATCGTCACCTGCTCCGTGCAGGGCGAGGGCACCATCGCCAACTTCGCGCCCACGTTCACCCCGACGACCGACGACACGAACACCGCGTACCTGCGGTCCAACAGCGGCACCGCGGCGAACATGAAGTTCTCGGCCTACTCCACCGCCGCGACGGCGCCGATCAAGGCCGGCAGCATCAAGATCACCAACGTCGCCGGCTTCGTGCAGCTCTCGCACACCATCGTGCCGCAGGACGTCTACTCCGACCGGCAGTCCTACGAGGCGATGATCACCGTCGTCCCGCCAGCCAACCTCGACGACTGGCGCGCCGCCGTCACCGGCACCACGTCGGGCACGACCGCGGCCGAGGACACCGTCTACGGCGCCTTCGACGTCACGTTCGTGGCCGGTGCCGCGTCGCTGCAGCTCGCCGCGCCGCGTGTCGCCTACGCCGTGGGCTACCCGCAGCTCGACCCGTCCGGCGGCCACGTCGAGCTCCCGTTCGCGGGGCTGCCCGTGCCCACCACGGCGGGCGCGGTCGCGCTCACCGCGACGTTGATCAACACCCAGACCAGCTACGTCGGCGTCTGACGCCCCCGCAACGCCTGCCCGCCCGGCCCACCGAGGGGAGCCGGGCGGGCAGGTCCATCCCCCCGGACCCCCTCGGACCTAGGAGCACACCCTCATGGCCTCGGCCGCCTTCGTCATCACCATCACCGACCCGTCTGGCGCCGTCGTAGACGTGCCGGTCAAGCAGTCCACCCTGATCCGCTACGAGGAGCAGCTCGGCGCTCCGCTGGCGCAGCGCATCCGCCAGGGCTTCACCGGCGCCGCCGAGCGCCTGGGCTTCATGGTCGGCCAGCAGTCCGGCGCGATCCCGCCCGAGATGTCCTTCGACGAGTTCATCGACTCCGACGAGTCGTGGTCGTTCGAGTTCCGCAACCCGGAGCCGCCCGTCGTGGACGCCGAGGGAAACCTCTGAGCGCTGCTGATGAGGTCGCCTGGCTGTCTCTGCAGGCGGGCCAGTCAGCGGCGGACCTGCTCGCCGTCCCGGCGACGGTCTACGTCGCGATCCGTGAGCGGGTCATCGAACGGCACCGCGCGCTCGAGCGCGAGGACCGTCTCGCCGAACGTCACCAGCAGTGGGCTGATCTCAGCGCCCAGGTCCGACGCCTGAACGGAGGATGACGTGCCGATCATCCAGTCCGGGCGCTCCACGGGTGTCGAGCTCAACGTCTACGGCCTGCAGCAGACCGAGCGGGCGCTGAAGGCCATCGCCCCGGAGGTCGGCAAGGCGCTCGACAAGGCCATCCGTCAGGCGCTGAACAAGACCCGTGACGCCGCCCGTGGCCGCATCCCTGACACGCCGCCCATGTCTGGGTGGCGCACCGGCTCGGCTGCTCGTGGCCGTGCACGGGGCGGCGCCGGCTGGCCCGGCTGGGACGCAGGCAAGGCACGCGCCGGGATCAAGGTCGGCAAGGGCCAGGCCCGCGGTCGGCGCCTGTCCTCGGTCGCGGTCGCCTGGCGTGTCCAGTCCTCCGACGGCGCTGGAACGATCTTCGACAAGAGCGCGCAGGGGCACTCGCCGGTGGGTGAGCAGTTCGTGCGCAACCTCGACCGTTTCAGCAAGGCCCAGCGCGTTCTGTGGCCGGCGTGGCTCGCCACCCGGGACGAGGCGCTGCGCACCATCGAGGTCGAGATCCACCACGCCGAGTCCGTCGTCCAGCGCTTCATCGACGCAGAGGGACGGGGGGCAGCCTGATGGCGGTGGTCGTCAACGTCGTCGGGCGGTACGACGACAAGGACATCGCGAAGGCGAAGGCGGCCCTCGACGGCCTGGGCAAGCAGGCGTCCGGCCCGACTGCGCGCGGCCTCGGCGTCATGCGCACCGCGGCGCTCGCTGCCGGTGCGGCCATCGCGGTGCGCTTCGGTACCGAGTCGGTGAAGGCCTACGCCGACGCCGAGCAGGCGCAGGCGAAGCTCGCCGCCGCGTTCACCCGGTTCCCCGGGCTGGCTGACACGAACATCGAGCGGCTGCAGGCGCTCAACAGCGAGCTGCAGCGGACCACGATCTACGAGGACGACACGACTGCCGCGGCCCAGGCTGTGCTCGCGCAGTTCAACCTGACGGGCCAGCAGCTCGAGCAGGTCACGCCGCTGCTCATGGACTACGCCACGGCCACGGGCCAGGAGCTGCCCGCCGCTGCGGAGTCCCTCGGCAAGGCGTTCATGGGCAACGCCCGCGCGCTCAAGGCCGTCGGCATCGACTTCAAGGCGACGGGTGACCGGGCCGCGGACTTCGCCACGATCACCGCCGCGCTGCGCAAGCAGGTCGGCGGCCTGGCCGAGGTCGAGGGCGCGACGGCCACGGGCCAGCTCGCGCAGCTGACCAACGCCTACGGCGACCTGCAGGAGCAGGTCGGGCAGGCGCTCATCCCGGTGCTGCAAGGCCTCGTCAACGTCGCCAAGCCTGTTGTGGGCGTGCTGCAGGCGATGCCGGTCCCCGTGCGCCAGGCGGCCATCGCCGTCGGCGCCCTCGGTGCGGCCGCCGTCATCGCCGGGCCGCGCATCCTCATGCTGCGCCGGGAGCTCGCAGCGACCACCGTCATGGCCGGCAAGAGCGGCGCCGCGATCCGCGGCGTCGGCAAGGCGATGGCCGCCATTGCGATCACGCAGGCCGTCGCCGCCCTGGACAACTACCAGGACAAGGTCAACAGCAACACCGACGACATGGAGAAGCTGCTCACGCAGCTCGGTCGCACCGGGCAGGGGTTCGACCAGTTCGGCTACACGGTCGACGGCTGGACGCAGACCACCAGCGACTTCAACTCCGTGATCAACCGCTCGCAGGCACCCGACTGGCTCGACCGGCTCGGCCAGGGCATCGGCAGCGTCGTCGGCATGAAGGACGACCTGACCCTGGCGCAGGAGTCGCTGACCGGCGTCGACAACGCTCTCGCCGGGATGGTCAAGGCCGGGCACACCGACGATGCGATCAAGGCCGTCGCCGCGCTGCGGAGCCAGTTCGAGCAGTCCGGCGGCGACCTCAACCTGTTCGACGGCGCGCTGGTCAACTATCAGGCCGCGATCAAGGCCTCGGTGCCGCCGACCGTCGCGCTGATCGGCGTCAACGAGAAGCTCGACACCGGCATCCAGAACCTCAAGGCCACGTTCGAGGAGTTGCAGGGCCTGCTCACCAAGCGCGGTGCGCTGCGCGCGTGGAAGGCCGACCTCGACGGTGTAGGCAAGGCCGTGAAGGAGGCCGGGGGCCAGTTCGGCACCGGCACCGAGAAGGGCCGCGCGTTCAACGACTTCCTCGACAGCGCGGTCGGCAACCTCGCGTCGGCGGCGCAGGCGTTCAAGAACCCGCAGAAGCAGGCGGAGTTCTTCTCCGACGGCCTGGGCAGGATCCGGGCGACGTTCATCAAGGCCGGGGTGAAGAAGGCCGACGTCGACCAGTTCCTCGCCCCGTTCAAGACCATGAAGGGCCAGGCCAAGACCTACGGCGGCGACATCGCCGAGGGCCTCGCCGCGGGTATCGCCGACCGCGCCGCCGTTGCACTGGCCCGCGCCCGCGCGCTGGGAAAGGCGACGGCGCTCGCGGTCAAGGATGGCGCGCAGGTGCAGTCCCCGTCCAAGATCACGATCAAGGTCGGCGAGGAAGTCGTCAACGGCCTGACCGCGGGCGTGCTCAAGAAGGCTGGCGGCGCCAAGGCCGTCATCCGCTCAGCGACCAAGGACATCCTGTCCGGGGCCGAGGACGTGCTGTCCAAGTTCCAGGACCGGGGCCGCACCGCGCTCGACTTCATCAACGGCATCAAGGGCTCGATCATCGACTCCGGTGCCGTCACGCAGTTCCAGCCCGGTGCCGCCCAGACCACCTGGGGCCGCGGCGCGAACGCAGGCGACATCACGGGGCAGATGGGCGACCGGGTCCGGCAGGCGCAGCAGTTCGCCAAGGACGTCGGCGCGCTGCGCAAGCTCGGGCTGAACAACCAGTCGCTGCAGGAGATCATCAGCGCCGGCCCGACCGCCGGCGATCAGATCGCGCAGGCGCTGCTCAATGGCGGCGCCGGTGCGATCGGCGAGGTGAACAGCCTCGAAAAGCAGCTCGCCGCCGCGGGTGCCTCGGTCGGCAACACCGCGGGCGTGTCGCAGTACGGCCTCAACGCCTCGCAGGCGCAGGGCCTGATGAACACCAGCGTCAAGATCGAGAAGGGCGCCGTGGTCGTGCAGGTCGGCAACAACGTGACCGCGAAGGACCGAGCCGAGATCGAGGCCGCCGTCGACAAGGCGAGCGAGCGTCTCGTGCGCAAGCTGATCCGAGAGCTGAGGGCCGGCAAGTGAGCGTCTGGACGAACCTCGCGATCTCCGGCGCCGGCGGCTCCACCGTCGGCTCGTGGTCGGGCGCCTACGGCAACCTCAACGACGCCAACGACGCCACGGTGGTCAAGAAGACGACGCTGGGCGTGGGCGACTCGATCACCTACCCGACGACCGACGTGACGGTGCCGTCGAACGAGGTCGTGGGCGGTCTGCGCTGGCGGTGCCGCATGGCCCGCCCGTCCTACGCGACGAAGGTGACTGTCGGGCTCAAGGGCGTCGGCGAGGCCGGTCGCCCGTCGGTCGGTGCTCAGACGTTCGCGGGCTTCGTGTCCGCGACGACCCTGACCGGGCCATGGGTGACGCTGAACCCGACCGCGTTCGTCAACCCGTTCACCGGCGAGACGAGCCCTGGGCCGCTGACCCAGGCCGAGGTGTCCGCGGCGAGCATCCGCCTCGACGACGCGACGACGACCTCGCCCGCGTCGACCTACGCGGCGTCGTTCCTCGAGCTCGGCCTGGACCTGCAGACGGTCAGCGTGCCCACCGTGGCCGTGGTCACCCCGTCGGGCACCGTAAGCGACAACCTGGCGCCGCCGATCACCTGGGCCTACGCCGACACGAAGGTCGCGACGGTCACCACGAAGGCGCTCACGAGCAACGTCGTGACCCTGACCACGTCGGCGGCGCACGGCTTCCAGCCGGGCAACGACGTGTCGGTGGTCATCGGGGACGCGGTCTTCGACGGCATCTACAAGATCATCGCCACGCCGACGTCGACGACGTTCACCTATGCCAAGACCAACACCAACGTCGGCAGCACCGGCGCGTCGGGCACGGCCACGATCGGCGACGACCGCCCGCAGGCCACGTTCGAGGTGAAGGTCTACTCCGCGGTGCAGTACGGTGCCGCCGACTTCGACCCGTCGCTGTCCACCGCGACCTGGTCGACTTCGGGCACCGGCACGACCGCCACCGTGATCCCCGCGCAGCTCGCCAACGGCGGCTCGTACCGGGCCTATGTCCGGGTCACGAAGCTGTCGAGCCTGGGCACGACCGTGACCTCGACGTGGGCGTACTCGGCGTTCACGCTGTCCGCCGACGTGGCCGCCGCGCCGGTGGTGACCGCGACGTGGGATGCCGCGACGCAGTGCACGCTGCTCACGGTGGCGTGCGCGGGCAACGTCCTCTCGGCGGACGACGCGACGATCGAGGGCAGCGTCGGCACCTGGGTCGCGGCTTCCAACTGCACCCTGAGCCGTTCGTTCATCGCTGACACCGGCACCTACTCGCTGCAGCTGCTGTCCACGGCTGCCGGGACGATGAGCGCTCGGACCTCGACGACCGCCTACGCGGTGCTCGGGTCGACGGCCTACTCCGCGACCGCGCGGGTGATGACCGCTGCCAGCGCCCGCTCGGTGACCCTGGGCATCGCCTGGTACAACGCCGCCGGCAGCCTCATCTCGACGAGCACGGGTGCCGCGTCCAACGATGCGGTCACCTATGGCACACGCACGGTGACGGGCACGTCGCCGTCGAACGCGGTCACCGCCGCCCTAGTGCTGACCGTCGCGTCCACCGGTGGAGCGTCGGAGATCCACCGCGCCGACCAGTTCGCGCTGCACCCCGGGTCGACCCCGGCGTTCTCCATCGGCGGCCTGACCTACTCGCTGACCCTCACGCGCGCGAGCGGTGCCGGCGCCCCGGTGTCGGTGCGCCCGCCGGTCACGCTGAGCACCGCGCAGCGGCTGGCGTTCTCCGACCACGAGGCGCCCCGTGGCGCCCTGACGACGTACAGCGCGGTCCTGGTGGGCCGTGCGGTCAGCGGCGGCCTGGTGTCCACCCTGCCCGGCACCGCGACCGCCACGACGACCAGCGACGGCGCGTGGTGGCTCAAGGCGGTGTCCACGCCTGCGCTCAACGCCGCGGTCAGCGTCGTCGGCGTGCCGAGCGAGGCACGGCAGGAGAACCTCGGGCAGTTCCGCGTCGACGGCCGCCCGGACGTCGTCGTCGTCTCGGGCCAGACCTTCGGCGACGACCCCGACTTCACCATCACGACCGTCGGCGCCGCCGACTTCGAGACGGTGCGGGCGCTGCTCACCCACCAGGGCACGCTGCTGCTGCAGGAGCCCTACCTCGACAGCGACGACGTCGGCCGCCAGCGCTTCGTCCGCGTGGTCGACCGCTCGTGGACGCGGGAGGGCGTGCCGTCGCGGCCCCGCTCGACGTTCACGGTGCGCGCCGTCGAGGTCGGTCAGGGCTACTGATGTACCCGGTCTCTGCCGCGTTCCTCGCCGCGGTGCGTCAGTCGCATCAGGTCGCGAAGCGCCTCGACGTGTGCACGCCCGACGGCACGGTGCTCGCGTCGCTGGACGCCACCGGCGGCGAGGTCACCATCGACGCGCGCCGCAGCGTGCGCCGGGAGGCGTCCTTCACCATCCCGGTGTCGGCCTATGCGCTGATCCCTGCCGCGCCCGGTGACCTGCTCTCGCCACTGTCCGGCAACGAGCTGCGTCCCTACCGCGGCGTCACCTACGACGACGGCAGCACCGAGCTCGTGCCGCTGGGCGTGTTCCCGGTCCGGTCGTCGCCGCCGAGCATGGGCGAGGACGGCATCGTCACGATCACCGTCGGCGGGCAGGACCGTTCGAGCACCGTGTCGCGCAACCGGTGGACCGACGTCTACTCCATCCCCGCAGGAACCCGCCTCGAGGACGCGATCGCGGACCTGCTCGCCAACCGGGCGCCGCTCTACGACGTCAACTTCCAGTCCACCGGTGTGACGGTGCCGGCGACGTCGTTCGGCCTCGAGGTCGAGTCGGACCCGTGGGCGGACGCGCAGTCGCTGGCGACAGCGGCTGGCTACGACCTGTACTACGACGCGACCGGCGTCGCGGTGCTCACCCAGCCGACGGACCCCACCACGGCCACGCCGCAGATCACCTACGCCAACGACGCCCTGGCGGTCATCACCTCGGCCACGAAGGTCTGGGACGCGGAGAAGTCCTACAACGGGTGCATCGTCATCGGCGAGGGCGCGACCACGGCGCCGGTGCGCGGCGAGGCCTGGGACGACGACCCGTCCTCGCCGACGTACCGCCTCGGCGCCTATGGCGCGTACCCCGAGTTCCTCGTGACGCCGCTGGTCGGCTCCGAGTCGCAGGCCACCGCCGCGGCGCAGGCGCAGCTGGCCCGCCGCCGCGGCGTCGCGCAGTCGCTGACCTGGCGGCAGGTCGTCAACCCGGCCCATGACGCCAACGACGCGATCGCGTTCAAGCAGTCCCGGCTGCGGATCAACACCGCGATCACGGTCGTGCTCGATGCCCTGACGATCCCGTGGTCGGTCTCCGATGCGATGAGCGCCGAGTCGCGCGCCCGCCAGCTCGACGCGGGCATCCCCGACGTCGACCCGGTCGTGCCCACCACGGTGCCCGCCGTTGTTGTGTCCGGCCTCTACGGCGCCGGCCTCTACGGGGATGGTCTCTATGGATAGCGTCGAGTCCGCGGTCCTGCTCGGGCGTGAGCTGCGCCAGGAGCGCCGTCAGAACCCGGTGCGCTTCGCCACCGTCGTCTCCGTCGACCTCGGCACCGGGGTCGCCACCGTGCGGCCCTCGACCGCGTCGGCCACCGACGGCTCCCAGGACATCCCCGCGCGCTACCTGTCCGCGGCGCCCGCCGTGGGCGCGGTCGTGCGCCTCGAGGTCTACCAGGGCGACGTGCTGATCCTCGGGGCCGTCGGCGTCGACGACTACCCCGGCCAGCCGTTCGCCTACGCCGCCGGCCAGGTCACCGTCACCGTGTCGGGCGGCAGTGTCTCGGGCACACAGGCAGTGGCGTTCCCCGCGGGCAGGTTCACCGTCGCGCCGCTCGTGGTCATCAGCGGCTCGGGCACGACGAGCTTCGTCGGCTCAACCTCGGGCGTGAGCACGTCCGGCTTCACCGCGACCGCCCGCCACATGGACAACACCACTGGTGGCGGAAGCCCCGTTCTGACCTGGCACGCCATCCAGATGACCTCGACCACCGCGGCCGGGTGACCCCGTGACCGCCACCGTAGGGAGCCACGTGTCCGAGTCCGAGGTCATCGCCCTCATGGCGCTCGTGGGGGTCGTCCTCGCCGCGCTCATCACCCTGCTCGGGGTCCTGCTCGGCAGCCGACAGAAGGCTACCGAGATCGTCGTCGCCGACCTACGCGCCGAGCTCACCGACACCCGCGCCGAGGTCAAGGACAACATGGCGCGCCTCGCCGCCCTCGAGCGCCGCGATCGAGCCTGGGCCAACTACGTCCACACGCTGCGGCGTCACATCACCGACGAGCTGCCGCCCCCGCCGCCTGAGTGGCCCGTCGAGCTCGACCGCTGACCTAGACCCACCAGCCCCGACCGGACCCGGTCGGGGCTTTCCCATGCCCCGGAGGACCGGCCCATGCCCGCACCGCAGGCGACGCCCATCACGGTGACGCTCCCGACCCCGCTCGACGAGGCCGGCCGCGGCATCTGGGGGGGCATCCTCAACACCGCGCTCGGGGTCATCACCACCGCGATCAACTTCCTGCTTTCCCTGTTCGGGATGCAGGGCGTCGTCTACCTCGACTCGTTCGCCGGCGCAAACGACGACGCGAAGCTGACCGCCGCGCTGTCCTACGTCTCGGGACTGTCCTACCGGCCCGCGATCGCCTTCTCGAACCGCGCCTACACATTCACCACGAAGGACCGGGCGCCGTTCAACGGCCTGCGCCTGATCGGCCCCACGCGCGGCCTGCAGGCACCCGAGCGCAACGGCGGCGCGTCCGACCAGGCGTTCATGGTCAACCTCAACTTCAACGGCAACTGGTTCACCGCCACCACGGCGAGCATCTTCCAGGTCTACCTCGGGCAGATGTGCTTCAAGGGCACGACCGGCAACGAGGTCGTCCTCGGCAACACCGGCTCGGGCACCTGGTACTGCCTCGACCTCGAGGACATCTCCGCGTCCGGCCTCAAGGGCGTCTGCGGCACCTACGCCGCGAAGCTGCTCGGCACCGCCGGGGTGCTGCGCGGCAACTGGGACATCGCCAACGGCACCGACTGCGCGATCAACCTCGGCGGCTCGGACTGGAAGCTGCTGTTCACCCAGGCACTCGTCGACTCCCCGACCGGCTCCTGCCCCTCCGCGGGCCGCCCGGTCGCGCTGTACCTGCAGTCGCTCGACAAGACCCCGGTGACCGGGCTGTACGTCACCTGCCGCGGCGCCTGGTCCGGCGTCGAGATCGACGGCCCGACGAACCTCAACAACGGGTCGTCGTCCAACTTCGGCACGGTCTGGATCAGCCACTCCGTCATCGAGGGCCAGAACCCGGTCTACTCCGCGGGCAGCACCTACCCGGCCTACGGCGGGCTCATCAAGGTCAAGGGCGGTCGGCTGAGCCTGTCGCACTCGTGGCTCGCCTACGCCATGTACGACCCTGCCAACGGCGGCAGCCCCACCGCGGTCATCGACGTCACGGGCGGCAACTTCCTGATGTACGACTGCGTCTACGACCGCGCCGCCGCCGTGAGCGAGGACGTCTACCTGGTCAACGCCTCCGGCGGCACGACGAAGGTCCGCATCCGCGACATGGACACCGCCTCTCGCGGCGGCGCCTGGACAGGCACGCCGAAGGTGCTCGCCAACGGCGGCTCGGTCACCGCCGACAGCACCGTCACCGTCGTCGACGGAACCGTGAAGCAGAGCACCTTCGAGGGCGGCACGGCGACCGTCACGGTGACCACCGGCAACAGCGGCGGCGTCTCGGGCGATCCGTTCGCCTACGTCGACTCGGGCTTCACCTTCGACGCGGACTCGTTCAAGGGTTCCGTGTCGATGAAGTGCGACGGCACATCGACCACGACGCGCCGGGCCTACTGGGACACCTCCCCGTCACGCCTGGTCGCCGCACGGTTCTATTTCAAGCTCGACTCGACCCCGACAGGCGGCACGCGCATCGCGGCGTTCGCCACCGCGGGCGACACGAACCAGTGCGCGATCCTCATCGACACCGCGCGCAAGCTCTCGCTGCAGAACGCCGCCGGCACGACCCTGTCGACGACGACCAACGGCCTGGTCAACGGCACCTGGTACCGCGTGGAGCTCACCGTCGACAACGCCGGCGGCTCCGGTGCGGGCGCCGCCGTGCTCAACGTCTACGCCGGCGACAGCCTCTCCGCCGACGCCAACCTGTCGCTGACGGCGGCCTCGGCCAACTTCGGCACGTCGAACATCGCGCGCCTGGCTCTCGGGCGCTGGTCGGGCGGGTCCGCGGTGAGCACCTACAAGTTCGACGACGTGAAGACCAAGGCCGGCTCGACCTCCCTGCTCGGCCCCAGCTGACCCGAGCCGATGCCTGGTGGAGGCGAGCCGTGGACGAGCAGCCCGACCCGCCCGGCACGATCCGCTGCCCGACCTGCACCACCCCGATGCGCTGGACCCGCCACGGCGGCGTCCTGTGCTGCCCGACGTGCGACGCCGTCCCTGACGCCGCGCTCATGCCCCACCCCTGAGGAGTCCCCGTGTTCACGATCCTGTTCTGGAAGGCCACCGCCGAGCGTGCGCTCAAGTCCGCCGCGCAGGGCGCCGTCGTCGCGTGGGGCGCGGTGACGTTCACCTCGCTCGCGGAGATCACCGACGCCGCTCAGGCGTGCGGCTACGCGGCCCTGTCGATGGGCGTGCTGTCCGTGCTCACCTCGCTCGCGTCGGCGGGCGTCGGCGGCGAGGGGCCGTCGCTCGGCGTCGAGACCGTCGTCGACGCGATCCCCGACACCGAGGTCGGCGACCACTGATGCGCGTCTCCCTCGGCGGCTCGATGGTCACCGACGCCCGGACGAAGAAGCAGCTCGACGCCGCGGTGAAGATCCTCGGCCACCGTCTGCGCCTGGCGCAGGGCTCCTACCGGGCGGGCCAGACGGCGGCGTCAGGATCGACCCATGACGGGGGCGGCGTCATCGACGTGGCGACCAAGTACCAGGGCTTCAGCCGCAAGGAGAAGCTCGAGATCGTCGCGGCGCTGCGCACCGTCGGCTTCGCGGCGTGGCTGCGCCCGGAGACGCCCGGCGTCTGGGGCGAGCACATTCACGCCGTCTCGATCGGCTGCCCGGACCTCAGCAGTTCGGCGAGGGCGCAGACGGTCGCCTTCCGTCACGGCTACGACGGCCTCGCCGGTGAGGGCGGCAAGCGCCCCGACCCGCAGGCCAGCCTCGGCATCGCGCCGACGACGTGGGAGGAGTACCGCGCCTCGCTCAAGCCCCAGCGCGGCGTGACCACGGTGCGGCGTCCCGGCGGCACGACGGCGCGGCTCAAGCCCGGGCGTGACGAGCGCCCCGGCAAGCACCGCAAGGCCGGCGCGAAGGTCGTCTACACCCGCACCAAGGTCGCCGTCGACCCCAAGCACGGCGCCGAGACGTGGCTGTTCAACCTCGGCCGCCAGTGGGTGCTGTCCCGCCACACGCAGCGCGGAGCCTGACGCACGTCCCCTCGACAGAAGGGTCCACCGATGTCGCTCAAAGACGCACTAGCCGCCGAGAAGGCCACCGCCACCAAGGGGCCGCCCTGCGGCATGGCGGTGATCCTCGCCCGCCTCACCCCTGAGGACTCCGCCGCGCTGCAGGCATACCTGGCCGACCAGCAGATCACCACGACGATCATCCTGCGCGCGCTCACCACCGAGGGTCACAAGGTCGGGCAGAACACCGTGCAGCGTCACAGGCGCGGCATCTGCGCCTGCCCGCGCCCGTGAGCCTGGGCGACTCGCTCGCCGCTGAGTACGCCGCAGCGGGTCCGACGCCGAAGGCACCCAAGCGCACCCGCACCGCAGCGCCTAAGGGCTTCGAGCCCGGCGTCCGCTACGCCGGTGGGCAGCCGTCGGAGATCACCACCGACGCCGTCAACCATCTGTCAACCGAGGACGAGTGGCGCACCGCCGTCGAGGCGATGGGCGTCACCCTGCCCGAGGGCTGGCGCCTGGTCCTGGTCGAGGCCCGCTTCGACCCGGAGGCATGGACCCGGCCCGAGCCGTACATGCCCGAGCCCGGCAAGGACGGGCAGCTGCGCCAGGCGCCCGCCGTCACCAAGCCGGTATGGCGCTACCGCTTCCGCGTCGAGCAGACCACCGAATCTGCCAACAGCGCCGACGACCTGCTCGCCGCGATCGACCGGTGGCGGTCAGCGAAACCGCGACCGGCGGTCAGCGAAACCGCAGACACGTTCACCGTGGTCTACGCCGACATGCAGATCGGCAAGTGGGAGCCCGCCGGCGGTGGCACCGACCGCACCGTCGCCCGCATCCTCGCGCTGACCGACCGGGCGCTGGCCGAGTACCGCACGCTGTCCAAGCGCGGCGAGGCCGGGCCGGTCGCGCTGATCTTCCCCGGCGATGGCTGCGAGGGCTATGTCTCCCAGGGTGGCCGGCTCATCGCCCGCACAGACCTGTTCCCCACCGAGATGGTCCGCGTCTACCGGCGCATCGTCGCCCACGTCGTCATGGCGTTCGCGAAGGTCGCCCCCGCCGTGTCCGTCATCGCCGTCGGCGGCAACCACGACCAGTCGACGCGGCAGGTCGAGACGGCGCACCACGACTCGTGGGACATCGACGCCGCCGCCGCCGTGTGCGAGCGCCTAGCCGACCAGCCGGAGAAGTTCGGGCACGTCGCCTGGCATTTTCCCGGCGTCGACAAGGACGTGGTGACCGTCGACCTCGGCGGTACCATCGTCGCCGTCGCCCACGGCCACCAGTGCAAGGGTGGCGCCGAGAAGTGGTGGGCCGGGCAGGCTCACGGGATGCTCCCCGCCGGGGAGGCAACCCTGCTCGTGTCTGGCCATTACCACCACGTCCGCGTCGTGCAGTCCGGTGCGAAGACGTGGGTGCAGGCGCCGGCGCTCGACAACGGCTCCGAGTGGTGGGCGCGCGAGACCGGCGACGCCGCCCCGTCCGGGCTGCTCACGCTCACCGTGGGCCGCGGCGGCTGGGACCGGCTGCGCGTGCTCACCTGGGCCGGGGACGCGCCGTGCGCCTCACCCTGAGCCTGCTCGGGCGCACCGTCGTCGACCTGTGCATCCTCGAGCCCGACGACGACGACGACTGGGGCGGGTCCGCCTCGACCGAGCGCGACACCGGGCCGCAGCCGTTCGGCTTCCGCCCGAGCCCCGACCCCTGGCCGCCCTCATGGGAGTGAGCATCGGCGAGGAGCTCGCGATCCGCGCCGGCCTCGACCCGGCGTGGATGGCCGTCCTGCGCGTCTACCTCGAGGTCGGCGCGCTCTACCCCGACCCGTTCCAGCCTCGTGCCCCTCGCCCACCGACCGCCCCGCCGTCACCGGACCCTCCGGCGGGGTCGTGACGACGCCCCCGCACCTGCCATGCGCAGCGTGCGGGGGCGTTTCGTCGTTGCCGGGGTTAGCCGAGGGTCAGTGAGATCGGGCTGTTCAGGTCGGCCCGGGAGTATGACGTCTCACCGCGGGAGCCGACGGACAGCGAGTAGATCGGACTGTCGCCGGGCACGTCCCGCACCGTGAACGAGAAGATGCACTTCACCGAGTAGTTGGTGCTGTCCGGCGAGGTCACGCCCTCGCCCAGGCGCCCGATCGCGACCTGGGCGCCCGTGTTGTCCTTCACCACCACCGCAGTGCCCGCCGCGATGTCGTCGTACCCTGTGCCCGTCGTGAGGCAGAGCGAGCCGGGGCCGTCGACGGTCAAGCCGTCCCCGACGGTGATCTGGCCCAGCACGGACAGCGTGAACACCGACGGCGACGCGGCTGGGGCTCTCTCTTCACCCGGCGACGCGGTCGACCCACACCCGGCCAGCAGGATCATCACGGCGGCGAGCATGGCGGTGCGCTTCATCCGTCCCCCTCAGGATCGACTGGCGGCAGCGTAGCGGTCAGCTCCCCCGCGAGGCGCTCGATGGCCTCACGTGCGATGCGCAGGTCCGCGTGCTGGTACTTCTGCGTCGTCGTCACGTCCGAGTGGCCCATGATCGACTGGATGGTGGTGTCGGCGGTGCCGCCGTTCATCAGCAGCGTCGCCGTCGTGTGGCGTGCGGCGTGGAGCACGACCGGTGCGACGCCGGCGCGGGTGAGCGCAGCGCCCCACGCGGCACGGTCGTCCTTCGGGTCGACGGGCATGCCGTCGCCGTCCGTCCAGACCAGCCCGAAGGGGTTGGGGCGCTGCGCCGTCAGGGCCCGGTGTCGTCCGAGCAGGTCGACCACGAGGCTCGGCAGCGGGACGATGCGGCGGGAGTCCTCCGACTTCGGGCGCGTCAGGCACAGCCCGCCGCGCAGCACCTCGGCCTCGAACCCCGCCGGGATCATCAGGGACCGGTCGGGGCACTCGGCACCGCGCTTGCGCCCGCACGTCCCGCCGCAGTCGTGCCGCCAGGTGAGGCGCTGCAGCTGCCACGCGAGGTCGGCCACGCCCACGTCGAGGTCGACGTACTCCCAGCGGAGCCCGAGTGCCTCGCCCTGGCGCACCCCGCACAGGATCGCCAGCGCCCACCGTGCCGCCAGCGGGTCCGCAGCGGACCCGACCAGGACGCTGCGGGCGTCACCCGCCGAGAGCGCCGTGCGTGTGCTCACGGCCTTGCGGGGCGCGTCGGTCAGGGTCGCCACGTTGCGCACGACCAGGCCCTCGCGCTCGGCGTCCTTGAGCGCCTTCGCCAGGATGCGGTGCGCCTGTAGCGCGGTCGTACTCGACCGGCCATCGGCGCCTGCGTGGTCCTGCATCTGCCGGACGTGCGCGGGGGTCAGCCGGTCGAGCCGCACCCTGCCGATGGCCGCCTTGATGAGGCCGACCTTGTGACGGTAGGTGTCCAGGGTCCGGGGCCGCACCCGTGGCTGCGCGATCTCCATTAGCCACCGGTCGAGCCACTCCCCGAGGGTCTGGCTCCTGGTGGGCACGTCGCCGTGGATGCCGACGGCGCGCTTGACCTCGTTCAGCTTCTTCAGCGCACCGGCCTGCGTCGAGTGGGTGACCACCTTGCGCCGCCGCTTCCCGTCGGGCGTGTGGCCGAGGTCGACGGAGCCGACCCACATGCAGTCGCTCTCGCGGAAGTAGAGCGCGCCCTCGCCCCGCTGGCGCCTGGTCGTCTTGCCCATAGCCAAACCTTAGCCTAGTCACGGATACTCATGGGTAGTCTTGACCGACGCTGCAAGCCTCTGACCTGCGGAAACGGCCTGTTCTGCGCATGTCCAGGGTAGCGTATCCGCGGACTCTTAATCCGCGGGTTGTAGGTTCAAGTCCTACGCGGCGTACTGGTGAGAAGGCCCGCACCACAAGGGAAACCGAGTGGTGGCGGGCCTTCTCCATGCCAGCCCGCCTTAGCCAACGCCTTAGCCAATCGCATGCGACGACCTCGTCAGGCGCCGACCCTCGCGCAGCGCACGAAGGCGCCGCACGGTCATCGGCTGAGCCGCGAGCGCATCCGGGCGGTCGAGCAGGCCGTTGACGACCTGCCAGAATCTCGTGCCCGAGACGCCCCACCGCTCCCGGATGACCTGCTCGCTGATGCCCGCGCGTCGCCAGCGAAGGCCGGCGTGCTCGAGCATCGCGTGCTCAGTCGGAGTCAGCATCGTCAGCCCCCGTCTCGATCTGCGCCAGCAGCTCGGCCACCTGGGCCAACAGGCGCGCCGCCTCCCCCACAATCTTGCGCTCGTTCGCAGCCAACTCTCCCTCTCCCCGATCGCCCGCCTTGGTGATGCCCGGAGCCTGGCGCGTACCACCGACAGTGCCGGGCGGCGTTTCGACACGCGGAACAGGGTCGGTGATTTCGCCGACCGCGATCTTCCACGCGGTGCCGGCCGCCCAGCCCATCCCCTCGTCGATCGCTGCCGCGGTGTCGTCGGCCATCCGTCGCCCGGGGTCGTTGGCGAGCGCCGACATGGTGGACTCCGACTTGCGCGGGATGTCCTTCCAGCGAAGGCCGTCACGGTTCGCCTCCTTGAGTAGGCCGGCCAGTCGTGCGCCGACCGGTGTGGTCCTGCGTGCCATGGCTGGAGCCTCTCCCCGGAATGGAACCTAAGACAAACCTAACTTCCTAACTACATGTACGAAACTCGGGACCGACACGCGGACAATCGGGCGCCTGACCTGCGGAGATACAAGTTATGCCCATCTTGGGTTGTGCTTAGGGCCGACTTGGGCCATAGTTCCAGACATGAAGCCAACCGCCCGCCGGGTCACCCCGCCGCTCGTCGGCCTGGCCCACCTCCGCAGAGCCCACGGCTACACGCTGATGGACGTCGTCGAAGGGCTGGCCGCGATCACGGGCCGCCGCTACGCCGAGGGCACCATCAGCGCCGTCGAGATCGGCGCTGACCGCCCCGGCCCGAAGCTCACCGCGGCACTCGCTGAGTTCTACGACCTCACCGACAAGCCGCACGTCTACTTCACCCCCCGACTGGTGCCGGCACCGAGCCGCGCCGAGGACGTGGCCTGATGGCCGCGCGCATCGCCTACTCGATCCCCGAGGCCGCCGAGGCCACCGGGGTCTCGGAGTCCTCTATCCGTCGGGCCATCGCCTCC